CGGTGCTAAACATCTCTAGTATATGTCCATTGTAAGTAAATGTATTATCTGACTTATTATGGAAACCACTCCAATAAATACCAACTTGTTTACTAATATTTAAAAAATCTCTTAATACAGACCTTTTAATTGCTGGTAGTGTTTTTCTTACAATTGATATTGTTAGTTTTTTTTCACTGGTAGTCATTAAGTATAAAACGTATTGCATTAACGAATATGTTTTACCACTTCTAGTTCCCCCTTGAAATATTCTTAACCTTTGTGTTGAATTTTTAGCTTGGTAAAATTGTTTATTACAATACTCTTTTACTAATTGTCTTTTTCCGTTGCTGGTGTCCATTCAATTAATTTACTTTCTATTGTACTGTCATGTTGTATTTCTTGTCTTTCGACATAACCTCTTTTTTTACCTAGTGTTTTTAATAAAAATATTGTAGCAGTTGTATTACCCTCTTTTATTTGTTTATGTAACTGACTCTCAGCAAAATCTAATGTTACATCTTTTAAATCATCACATGCTTCTTTATATTTTTTATCCTCATTATACCATCTATAATGGGTTGTTCTGTCTATACCTACTTGCTTACATGCTGTTGTAATAACACCTAAAGATTTTTCTAAAGCATTAATCATTGCCTCTTTTTTAAGTGTTGCATTTTGTTGTTTTTCCATTTTACAAAATTAAGCAAAAAAAAAGGGGATTAACAAACCCCCTTTAAAAACCAATATACAACTAAAAGCCAACTATACCAGTTTATTCATAATGTTTTGTATTTATATCTTCTAACCTTGCTTCAGCATCTTCGTATGTATCCTCAAAAAATTCTTCTCCAGTTTCAAAGTCAGTAACTATATAATCAACCTCTTGACCAAAAGCACTACCAATGCTAATTCCACTATCTTCTAAAGCTATGTAAACATAACCTGAGTTAGCATTAAAACCAAGTTCCATAATATCTTCACTAGCACAGTTTTTATAATATGCTTCCCATACTTTTGCTAAACCTTTTGCTTCTAAATAAGCTGGGTTATCTAAATTATATACATTCATATTATTATATTAAAAAAGGTTCAACTACTTGATAATCTTCTTCTGATAAAGTGTCAATAAATTCTGCACTAACTTCACCATCATAAACCTCAATTGGTAAACCATAATCAGGGTTACCATCTTCATCCATTGGATAAATTGTTGCTGTATCAGTATCAAAGATACAACCAACCGAAAATAATTCTATAAGTGTTTCTGTGTATTTCATAATTGTTTTATTTAATTTTTTTATAAAATAAAAAAGAATTGGACATATGGTGTATTGCTACTCATTAACCTTTTAGCCCCCGACTTCCTCCAATTCTTCAATACTTTATCGTTTAACATACAACAAATATATAAAGAATATTTTAAATAACAAAAAATATTTTAAAAAAAAAGATTATTTTTTTCTTATAAGGTTTAAAAACTCATTTCTTGGGTCGGAATGTAGTTTAAAAACACCTGACATTTTACTAGTTGTGGTAAATGTATCGTGCTTTTTAACACCTCGCATCTCCATACACATGTGCTTTGCTTCTAATACAACTGCTACACCTTTAGGGTCTAATTTTTTTTGTAAAAATTCTGCAACTTGGGTGGTTATTCTTTCTTGGTTTTGTAATCTTCTACTAAATGTTTCTAATGTTCTAGCTAATTTACTTAAACCAACAATTCTTTTATTTGGTATATATGCTATATGACCATAACCAAAAAATGGTGCTATATGATGCTCACACAAACTATGAAAAGGAATATTTGTTTGTACAATCATTTCATCATAACCCTCGCCCTCAAACGTGGTACAATTCCACTCAGGTGGATTTAAAAACTCTTTAAAAAATTTTACGTAACGTTTTGGTGTGTCTTGTAAACCCTCTCTAGTAACATCTTCTCCAAAATATTGTAATAACCTAGTTACATTGTCTTCAACAGTTTCTTCACCTTCTTCTTTAATTTCCCATGGAAAAACTAACCACTCATTATTGTACTCAATACGTTTATCTATTAATGCTTCAAAAGGTTTATTATACTTTTTATATCTTTCTAATGTTGCACCACTATCAATTAAATCATCTACTATTATATCACAATCTTCTATTTTATCAACTGCATTTCCTAAAATACCAGCTACAATTTGACCGCCTCTTGGTACACCATAATATTTAAGGTTTTTAGCTGTTAAACGATTTTTTAAAGATTTTGCTCTATCAAATACCTCTTTCCAAGTAATATATTTTTTCATACCCCAGTTTTTTTATTCCAAATTTCTATGTGCAATCTTGTAGTGAAATTTAGGTAGTATTTTTTTGCTAATTCAACTACTGTTTGTTTATTTTTATTTAATAATTCTTGATTTTCACCTGCCGGCATTAACCAAATTTTTTCTTTATTTATTATACTAAAATAATCTCTCATTATTTCTAACCAATCAGTATCATTTTGTACAACAAACTTAAATATTGCATTAAATAAATTTATTCGTTTAATTACATCAGGTTTAAAAGTTTGCTCATTACTGTTACCACTACTTAATAATTTAGGACTACAATTCCATAAATTAATTTTTCTAAACATTTCATCACTTGGCATCACAGTACCATTTGTTTCAACTTCTATAAAAACATCTGGGTTAATATTATCATGTAAATATTCAATAAAAGCTAATAAAGGTTTTTGTTGCATCATAGGTTCACCACCAGTTAAAATAACATGAGCACCTTTTTTAATTGCTTTTACACATTCATCATCTATTATTTCATTAACTGGTTTAGATTTACCACTCATCCAAACTTCAACAGTATCACACCGCCATAAAGCACCATTATGCAACTCTCCATCAAATTGAGTACCTTGACCACCACACATTAAATTGCATCCAGCTAACCTTACAAAAACACTTGGTACGCCCATTGTTTTGCCCTCTCCTTGTATTGAGTAAAAAACTTCACTAACTGCTAATTTCTGTACCATTGTATATAATTGTTGATGATTTTGTTTCTGCTAAATGTATTTCAATAATTGGTAGTTTAGCTTCATTTTTAATTCTATTAAATAACCACATAGCCATATTTTCAGCCGAAGTTTCAAAAGGTAATTCTCTGTATGGTTCGTTATGTATGTCAAACACACTACACAAAGGGTCTTTATCATGTAATAAAAAGTAATGGTCGTAATATTTAATTATTGGCTCAACTAAATTATCAATATCTTGAAATAACATAGTTACACCATTATGCATACTATTAAAATTAAAAATACATTTAACATCATAAGTATGACCATGTAATCTGCTACACTTTTCTCCAGCTGTTACGTTTCTGTGACCAGCATAGAAATAATATTTTTTTTGAATTTTTAAATCCATCCTTTTTCTTTAGCTTGATAATAACCTTTAACTCTTAAGGCTGTTGCTGGATTTGTTTCACTACCATATCCCCACTCATTTTTAGTCATATTACCATCGTAGTCTGTTAACGTATCATTTATAATAACATCTAAACAATTTAAATCTTTAGCTAACTTCCAGGTTTCCGCTTTATCTAAATACATTAATGGAGTGTGTATTCTGTAATCACCATTTCCTACACCTAAAGATAAAGTGGTTTGTAAAGCATCAATTGTAGTTCTTCTACAATCAGGATAACCTGAATAGTCAGTTTGACAAACACCAGTCACTAAATCGTTAATTCCTAACTCAGCACCATAACTTGCTGCAATAGTTAGAAACAATAAATTTCTCCCAGCTGTAAAACTCGCTGGTAAACTTTCATCTAAATAACTTTTTTTATTATGGTCTGTATGTTCTGTTAAAGATGATTTTGCTAATAAACCAGTAACATCAAAAACCTTATAACTAACAAATGCCTCATCAGTAATTTTTTTTGCTTGTTCCAGTTCTTTAATGTGCATTTGACCATAATTAAAACCTATTGCTTTAACTTCTTTAAAATTTTGTTTTGCCCAATAAAGGCAAGTAGTTGAATCTTGTCCACCACTTAATAACACTATTGCTTTTTTCATATCTGTATTGTATTTAAATATTTACCATATTTTACCCACTCAAAAAAATTATGTTTATTTGTTTCATGGGTTTTTACTCTTTTACCTTTTGGTTTATCATATTTTAACATAGTTTTATTTTTAAAACTATAAACAGCACCAAATCTATTACCACTTAACCAACTTGTACTATCAACCGAGTAAAAAGGCATTTCAGCCATTTTGTTACTTGTATAACCTAAACCATGTATTCTTACTTTTTTTGTCTTTGCATACTGTAATAACTTATATAATTTTTCAGGGTGTTTTCTTGTCCATTTACTATAAAATTTACCACTTGCTGAAATAGCTATATAATTATATTTATCACATAAATTTTTAAAATAATCTATGCCTAAAAAAATATGAAATACTGGTATTGTATTTTTATTAGTTTTTATTTCAATATACTCTCTAATTTCTTCGGTTTCAGCATTACCTATTAATTGGTAAATGTCTAATTCAAAAAAATGCTTAACATCATATTTATTTATAAAATCAATGTATTTATTAACGTATTCTTTTAAATTGACTTTTGCACCACCAAACATTGAAAATGCTCCACTATCCAATAAAAAGTTATTGTATTTATGTAATACCTTAGCTTCGTTTTCTGACATATGAAAAAAAGTGTGTAATCGATTAAAATTGTAATAATCAACTTCCATCCAAGTTTTTTCCCAACCAGCACCCGCTAAAAACAATTTCATAAACCTACTGCTTGTCTAAATATTTCTTCTGGCTTCTTGCCTAATTCTTTAATTTTTTCTTGAATAGTTAAATATTCTTCTTCTTCATATTTTAATATTAAACTACTATTATTTTTAATATTTAAATCTTCAGTATCTTCAAATAAATTATCTATATCAACATCTTCGCCTTGCCATACTTGTAAACCCCAATCATTTAATAATTCATTATCCCAGTCATTAGCTAAAATATCCCAATCCCAATCACCAAAGTTTACATTATCTTTTATTATAAATTCTTGTTTTTCTTCTTCTGTCCAATCCTCGGTTTTATCAATCCAAACTGTTTTCATTCCAGCTTCTTTACATGCTCTTAATCTCATATTACCACCCAGTATAACCATATTTTCATCAACTATAATAGGTCTCTTTTCTAACATTTTAGGAAAAGATTTTAAACTTTTAACTAATTGATTAAACTTTGATTCGTTTATGTATCTGGGATTTAAGTCATTCTCTTTGACTTCATTAATGTTTACTGCTTGCTTCATTATTTAAAGTTTTATACAAATGTAAATATAATTCCCAAACTTTATGGCTACCAATTTTTTGGTCTTTGTATTTAATTGGTGATTTTATTTTTTTTCCTCTAACATCGCACTCAACATAACATTCTTTACTGTATTGTATTGGTACAATATAAACCTTGATATTATTTTTTACACACCAACCAAATGCTGTATAATGTATTTCAGTCATTTTTATTTGTCCAATTTTTTAAAAAACTTTTCTTTATAAAGTGCATAACCTAAGTATAAATAATTTATAGCATCTGCATAACGACTTTGTATAGGTTCAGCTTGATGCATTTCAGGGTTATGTGCATGAGATAAAATGGCTTGTACGTGTTTATGAAAAAAAACACCCCAAACTTCCATTGGTTCTAATCCTAAACTTTCTGCTGTATGTTTAAAATTATATAAAACATCATCGTTTTCATTTGTGTACTCAGGTTGCTTTGCTTCCATTATTGCCTTAGCATAAGCATCTAAACCTTTTTTTGCTACTTTAAATTCTTCTTTATTCATATTTATTAATTTAATCCCAAGGAATATTGTCTTTTATAACTGTCATCCTTGATTTGTTTTCATCTATATATTTATAAACACCACCATTAATAAAATCTGGTGCCATGTAAAACTGACCCAATTGTCCATTTTCTTTACGTTTTACTTTTTCAACATAAATAGTAACTACATCACTTTTATATTCTGTTTTTTGACCAATATTTCTAAATACTATTAAACCATTATAACATTTATTAAAAAAATCTGCACTTCCTGAAATACTGTATAATGTAGGTTTTTTATATTGTCCACCCTCACTTTCAATTTTTCTTGGGTGTGCTACTAAAAATAAATGAGTGTTTGTTTGTTGGCAAAATTGAGTTATATGACTTAACTCTCTACCAATGTAACTAAAATCTCTTTGTGCTGAGTGGTCAAGCATATTCCATGGGTCTATAACACAACAATTAATTCCTTTTTGTAAAACTAATTGCCTAAATAATTCTAATATTGCTTTTAAGGTTAAATTTTCTAAATCTATTTTAACCCAGTAAAAATGTTCTTCAATAAAATCTTTAACTTCATTCAAATCATTGTTAGTGCAATTTTTACCCATTAATTTATTAGCAATACGTTTAATGTGACCCTCATAAGGAAAACTTTCAGGACTAAACATTGCACACCTAAATCCATGGTCAATAGCCATGTTACATAATATCTGGTCTAATACATCAGATTTACCACTATTAGGAATACCACTAACAACAGTCCATTCACCCATGGCAATATTTAAATATTCATTACTTCCAGGTAAACCAATACTATAATTTTTAATACCATTTTCATTATAGTTTAAAACATTATTCCATAAATTATTAATATTTATAATTCCTTGTATTGGAAAACTTTTTGCTTTTTTAATTAAATTACGTAAATACTCAGCACCCTTTTTTACTAATACTTCGTTAGCATCTTTAAATTCTTCAAAATCTACATATTTACAACGATACGTTCCTAGTCTTCTTGCAAGTTCGTTTCTTAATTGTAAACCAGCTTCATCATTATCAGTACATAAAATAATATCTTTTTTGTTTTTAAAGTAAGTATAACAATTATCCAAATAATCTAAACGTTGATTACCTTTAACTGCTCCATTAGGTACTGAAACCACACTATATAACCCAGCTTCAAAAAGTGTTAATGCATCTATTTCTCCCTCTACTATATAACATCGTTCAGTATCTTTAATATTGTTTAAACCATAAAATATTAGTTCAGCACCACTAACTAACTTAAAATTCTTTTCACTATCACGATATTTAATATTAACTATTTGATTTTCTCTATAATAATTAAAATTAATAACCCTCCTTTTAACTTGTAGTTGTGGTATATACTCAATACTTTCTCCAATTTTAAAATGTGCTAAAGTAGGTTCTGTAATACCTCTACTATTAAACCAGTCAATAATTCTGTCGTTAAGATTTGTGTTTATTTTAGTAGGAACAGTATATTCAACTTTTTGTTTAAATTTTACATTACCACTCCAACCGCAATGATGACAATTATATAAACCATTATCAATGTCAACACTTAAACAAGGGTCTTTTTTCTTTCTGCGTTTGTGTGAGCATTTAGGACAAAGTGTATTGTCTTGTCCAGTTTGTTTGTGTAGTTTAATTCCTAAGTCTGCAAATTTATTTATCATAGTTAGTATTGGTGTCTATAAACTTAAGAGTTTTTTTTCTAAAATTTAAATAATTTTTTTGATTTTCAAATTTTTTTGGTACTCTTAACCATATATATTTACTTTCTCT